GACTTACATTATCATCAAGCCAAATATACCACTCTTCTTCATTTGTTAAATTACGTTCACCCCATTCTCTTGCTAAAGTTACTCCATATTGCTTAACTTTTTCTTTATTTATATTAGCAACATGAGTACCTTCTTTTCTTAAATTAAATTCTTTAATAGCTCTATTTCGCTCTTCATCAGTATTAAAAATATAATGATAATTCAAATCTTTAACGATATTTTGAGCTTTCATTCTTGGGATGAAAGCATTTGAAGCTATCAATATTTTACGATCATAATTCATAATATAATATCACTTTCAACTTCATTACCCCATACATCCCAGCCTTCTTTTTTATCACGAGCAAAAAGTTCTATTCGTGGAGCATTACCAACTAATTCAACAATCCTATTTGCAACTTCTAAAGGTTTTATACTATGCCCCGTCACCTTTTCTTCTACAAATTGACGGACATTGCTACAAATTTTAAATATGATGGGTGACCTCGCCCTGCAAGAAGACACATTTCTACAGATTTCAAAGTCCATCTACCAAAAACAATATGAGTTTTATTATTCTTAGTCTTTTTATACCAATAGAATCCAACTGTAATATATTTAAAACCCCAAGCCTTTATCACTTCTAAACATTTTGGTAGGTGAGCATCAGTTGTCCAAATAAATAATAAACAATCTTCTTTAGCAATTTTCTCAATAGATAAATTTTTAATATCTTGTAAATCCATTGTGGGATAGTGCATAGAAATATTACAATTATTTGAAGATGGATTGCTAAATCCATCTTTATAATTCCATGGGGGATCAGCATAAATTATATTATATTTTTTATTCATTATAATTTACTTTCGTTAGCTCTTATTCCCAACGCTTTCTGCCATTGTATAATAACATCGGTTCTTGTTACAGGTTTCTTCGGTGTACCTCCCCAGGATGATTTTGTAGTCTTTTCTACAACTTTTACAACTTGTGGATGTTTTTCTTTAAGATTTAAAGCACAAACTTTCAACATTTCTAAATCTCGATAAGAAGCAGCACCACCACGAGAATTAGAAGTGCATTGATCATGTGCCCATTTACAAGACACAATATTAGGATAACCGAGTTCTAATAAAGAAAGAGTTATATGGAAATCATCCATAGTATTTATTTTTAATCCAGCATGATAATCAAGTTCTTCTCCTAATACTATATCTTTTCTAAAACCATATATTCTATATGGGCGAACAGTTTTTAATTCAAAACTTTCTGCTTTTTGCATTCTACTTGTTAATTGAAAATTTTGAGTTCTTGCTGCAATTGAAACATGAGCATACTCATCTAATCTATTATCTAACCATTGAATCATATCTAATATTTGTTCGCCAGTAGCTTGATATAATGAAACATCATCTATTGAAGGCCGATGAAAAAATCTTAAATCATCATCTATCATTAATACTTTATTATCATTACAATTTTCAATAATAAATTGCCTAATATTGTTAATTCCATGTAATTTTGTAGTGATAATTTTAAAATTGTTACCAAATTTTTTAGAATATTCAACTCCTTCATCAATAGGAACAACCATAAAACAATCATATATTTTTGGTGTATCTGCTTTTAATAATTGTTTAGCAGTAAATTGAATATCACTGCGTTGCATTGTAGGTATTACTATTTTCATTGTTTTATCTGTATTAATAATTAATATTAATTAAGATCGTTTGACTCTTATTCTTTAAGCTGAGACGCTTAAATTAGTCATATATTACTGATTATTAGTTAATCCATTATATTTACTCCTTGGGCGACCTTCACCTAATTTAACTCGCATATATTTATCAAATTCACATAGGCTGTGTTCTACCTCTCTTAATTCAAAAGGCACGGAAGCTTCATACACATCAGCACTTAACATTCGTTTTGTTAAACAAGTTAAATCATTATAAATCTCTATCATTGAATTACAAGCTTCTTGTTGATTTTTATGTTGATATCCTAATCTTTTCAATCCTCGTTGTGCTCCCGGACCCATATTAGCCCAAGTTAATTTATCAGTTGCATTTTCTAATAAAGATGTAAAACGCAAATCACAAGCTATTTCATAAGCCATAAATTTACCAATCATATATAATTCAGTTAATTTATGACAAACCTTTTCTAATGATTGATTATTTTTAATAAAATCTACAAATTCAAATCGTTTATTCCACGCTTCTTTACAGGCTCGCAAATATGTTATATGTTTATCTTCAGCAAATACTCCCGTTGTCATCCATGCACCTGTAAAAATACGTTTTCCTTCTTTATATCTTCTTAATATATAATTTTCGACTTCTTTATAAGAACAAACAAATTTTAAATTATTTCCATGTTCATACCAATTAAAATATCTATACCAACAAATATTGAAGAATATTAATGCTGATTCTTTATGTTTATAAAATTCTTGTGGTTCATTCTTGTAATTAAATTTATTATTTTTAAGCATTTCTTGAAGAGCAATAGTACCTTTATCTAATTGTCTAAATACATTAGTAAATTTATATGATTGTAATATCTTATCGTCAGTCCACGGTTTGTTTAATTTTTTTATAAAACGATTAATATAAATATTATGTCGTTCATTTATAAAATTAGCAAAGTCCTGTATATTACAAAAACCAAATTTTATATTTTTTAATCTACTTGCCATTTTTAACTCTCTTTAGCCAACTACAAATTATCATCCACAATCTTCCAAAAGGATTATAATAATTATGACAATTTAAACAAATATTATATCCTGGATGACAGGTACATTTATAATTATATTTATCAAAAAATTTTTCTCGTTTATCCATTTTTAGTTTTAAAGTATTTATTTTGGTATTCTGAAAATATAGGGTTATAGAAATCATTAGGAGTTACATGCATCCATTTTGTAAAACATCCTGATAACAAATCTATAAATAATTTTGATAAGCCATTATGGTTTAATTTATTACTAAATGGCTTGTCGGTTCTTATGCCATATTCCATTTTTAAAGATTTTTCAATCATTGTATTCAATGGGAAATAATGATTGTTGTTATTGAGTTCAGTATTTACATTTGGATAACTGATTTCATCATTAATCAATATTTGTTTTATCTTTTCAAAATTGCGTTCGTAAATATGTTCACTACCTGCTTGATGAATATATGTACCAAGATGTAAACCTAATTCTTCTGCAATTAATCGTTGCAAAGTAGTAAAACAAAAAATATCATAAGGAAGACCAAGCCACGCATCGTTACTTCTCATATCTGCTATACAATATAGTTTTTTATTGCGAACATAAAATTTTAAACTTAAAGTACAAGGCAAATCTTTATGATCACCTATTATTGCATGAATCAAATCACCACTATCCCACATTGTCATTATAGCTTGTCGTGTATTTGGTTTTTCTTTTAATAATTGAATTATTGCTTCAAGTTGAGAACGTCCATTAGGATTAAAGAATACAGTATCTTCAGCAACAAATCCAGGATTGCTTTTCCATCTATAACCATAAGCTCCATAAGCTACCCCATTTTCAGCAAAATTTTCATACGAAGGGGCGTATGCTTTTATCATATCAATTTTATTAGCACCAGAAAGATACCATAAAAATTCTGCACAAGCATAAGAAAGACTGAATTTTCGTTCAGGAAATCCCAATAAAATATTATTAAGAGGATTAGTTAGTTCTACTTGAAAACCTAAAATTTCTTTTGTGTTGCCAGCACGTGAATCTAAAGAATCTCCATGAGACATAATATGTTTTAGTGTTTCGTACCATAAAGTATTTAAATTATTATAAGAATTCATAATTGTCTTTCAATTAAATAATAACCGGTAGAGGAATAATCCCCTACCGGTTATGTAAGGGAGATAAAAATGAAACGATTTTTATTTAATTAGGCCAAACATAATTTAAATTCAATGGGACTTTCCAATTAAATTGTTTATAATATTCATAATCTTTTTGTAATAGCATTGATTTATGACTATCATAGAAAGATTTATTTCCGAACCATATTGGCTTAGGTATATGTTCTAAATCTACTTTGTAATTAGTATCTAATTCGCTATAAACACAAAATAACATATTATTGTTATAGCCACGTTTTATCCATTCTCTAAGACAAGCATTATAATATATTTCTAATAAGTACTCATAACCTCTCCACATTGTAGTACATTTATGATTATACCATGGAGTTGTTATGATTCCATCAGCATTTAAAATATTTAATGGCTTAAACCATAAAAGTTTTTTATATTCATTACCATCATCATCCCAAGCCCATTCAAAAGCAATTTTAGGGCCTTGTTCAAACGCCTACAAGATTAAGATACTTAACTCTTCATTATTTAAATTGCTCTGTAGTACATTGGTTTTTATTTTTATCTGTTCGCCATCTTTTAAATCGAGGAAAACGTAATTTACCATTAGCAGCTATACTATCATATTCTACTTCACAAACCTTGTCCAATAAAGAATCTCTTTTGGCTTTTGAATCTAAACTTTTACGATATTCTAATTCAAACCCACTACCAACATTACCTAAATCTATCATTTTTCCTTTATCATCGATAACAGCAATATGAATACTTTGTAACCCACCATAATGAGTTGAACTAAAAGACATTTGAGTTGCTATAACAAAAGCATCAAGTGTTTTTATTGGTTTTAATTTATACCATCCTTCTGTATGTTTTTCTTTTAATACCCACCCTTCAAGTTTATTTTTAATAGCTTCTTTTAATAAATTTTGTTTATAAACTTCATCTAATTGAAAATCACCTTGATCTTCATCTTTTATCCCTATTACTATTGAAGTATCCACAACATTCAATTTATATTTTTTTAATTCTTTAACTACATAAAGAAGAAGTTCATTTTCCCAATCTTGCCCATTAAATAAAGGAGCAGCGAAAAAAGTTAATTGCAATCTTTCATCAGCACCATTTAATAAAGTCGGTACACTTGTTGCTAAAACATCAGGACAATGTAATTCAGCAAATAAAACACTATTAGGTGGGATTCTACAAAGTTCGCTGCTAATATGATTTATTGCCCAAAGTTTTGTTGTAATGTCTTTATCATTTTTAGTTAAACAAGTAATTATTCCATTTTCATCAACATAAACTTTAGTTAAATGACCATCGTGTTTAGGTTGAATATAATTTACAAATTGATCTTTATAATTTTTGAATTTTGGGAATTCTATTTTTTGCATTTTGTTTTTCTTTGTACTATGGTTAAATTTAATTAAAAGGAGGTTAATAACCGACTTATTGATATCGCAGCTTTCACCTCCTTAATATTAATATGCCCTACTCCAGCCCTTGGGATTTGATAATATATCGCCGTTAATGTACTGGACGCGATGTATAATAATTAGAGACTATTATAAATTAACAGTCTCATAACAATATAATAGTTCAGCTCGCAGCTAAACTTAATAGTATCAATTAAATAAGCGGGTTTTCGTACTGCTCTACGGATTCTGTTGTTAAGCAACCATTACCGCTTTACGCTCTTTATTAACGATAAGAGTAAACGGCTAATATTGATTTTAAGTTGTTAATTGATCTTTGGCAATTTCAGCTTCTAAAGTTGCAAGACGTTGGCGTAAAAGTTTTAATCGTTGAATTTTACGTTTTTTACCGCTCGCCTTATCTTTTATATCTTGCATTTTAGAAGTCATTTCTTTAAGATGAATATTTAGTTCTTTAATTTTACTTGGAGCTGAATTATAATCTTTTAATATCTCAGCTTTTTTAGATTCTATTTTAGCTATTTCAGCATCATATTCAGCAATTATTTCATCTTTATTTTTTAATATATCAGTATAGCGTTTAATCAAACATTTATCTACTTTAACATTTTCAGATAAATCTCTTAATTTAGTTTTTGTATTTACTACATTAGAACAACATTTCATTTTTCACACCCCTTAATTATCCCCTTAATTGGTTTCTCATCAGTATAACAGCACCACCTGCTATATACTCCGCCGAGATAATTACTACAGCGGAGTTTCGAAATGAGGGGAGTGTGTTAAATATCTTCTACATTAACTCCTTCAGCTTCAAGCTGAGATTCAAGAGATTTAAGCATTTCACGCATCTTAGCAACTTTAGCTACTGCACGACGCGTTTTTTCATCACCAAACTTTTCAACTCGCTCAGCTTTACTTTCCTTATCTTCAGCATTCTTGATAAGAATAGCGGCTTTAAGTCGAGCAACATAAGCCTGATATCTTAAATAAGTTCCTGTTGATTCGAATTGTCCCTTCTTTATTGGAAGATGCCTGCGAACATTGTATCCGCTATAAGTAACATTTCCATTATCATCCTTAATAGGTTTTGGCACAGCGATTAACAAACCTTCATTATTAACTGCTGTGACTATTTTCCCTTCCTTGTCAACATACATAGCTTCCGCCACTGGAAAATCTATACGCCCTTTTTCCTCTTTTGTTTGTGTTGCAGATTCTTTTTGACCAACTTTGTTTACTTTCGCCATCTTAGGCCTCCAATTAATAAAATTTTGTTTACATTGATTACATTACTTATATTCAACAATTAAAATCTAACCGGATATCTTAGCATTACCGGATATCTTAGCATTGCCGGATATCTCAGCATCACCAGATATATTAGCATCACCGGATATCTTAGCATCACCAGATATCTTAGCATCACCAGATATATTAGCATCACCGGATATCTCAGCATTGCCAAATACCCAAGCATTACCGGATATCTTAGCATCACCAGATATCTTAGCATTGTCAGATACCCAAGCATTGCCAAATATCTTAGCATCATCGGATATCTTAGCATCATCGGATATCTCAGCATTGCCAAATATTTCAGCATTACCAGATATCTTAGCATTGTCAGATACCCAAGCATCATCGGATATCTTAGCATTGTCAAATACCTTAGCATCATCGGATACCCAAGCATCACCAATTTGAGCTAAATTAGCTTCTGATTCAACATAGCCACCTAATTCCCCAGCTCTAACTTCAGAAAAAGAAGTTAATGATTTTATTCGAAATAGTGTTTTTCCATCGACTTGAATTGTATCAGTTTTTAACAGCTTATATTTCATTTTATTTCTCCCAAATAGGTTTAATAATATTGTTTAACCTATATAAAGTATAACATATAAATAAGATTTTGCAAGTAAAAATAGTAATTTTAATGAATTATTTTACGCCCTATAATATATTAGCTTTATATTCCGCTAATCGTTTCATTTTAAATTCCCCAAACCTTAATCAATTACCACATTTTAATTTTTAGCTTATCCATTTCTTTACACACAAAAGTAAGTCGATGATATGTCCAAGTACCATACCTGCCATCCCACCTGTCCATGAGATAATGAATTGCCTTCCTTATTCTGCTCTCTTTGCTTTTTATGACTTCCATTTTACCTCCTTTTCAATTAACCATCATCCCGATACTGCCTGCACGCAGACGTTGACAGTATCGGGCAGAGGATTAATCCTCTTTTTTATATGGGGTGACTGCGATAATATCTTTTTTATCCCGTTTAGAATTGTTGTTTAGGATATTTCAAATTTTGTTCAGCCTCAATTTTAGCTTTAGCATTTTCTTTTTGGCATTTTTCTAAAATATTTTTATCAGCTAAAACATCTTCAGCCCAAAGTTGAATATCATTATACCAATAATTAGCTAAATTTAATAGAGCCCAAAAATTTGAAGATAATCCATTTTCTTTACAAGCTATTATAAACATTTTTCAAATTGTTTTGTATAACCAGAACCAGTTCTTTTATAAACATTATCTTTCCAACTATCTTCATGTATATTTTGTGCATCAAGAATGGCTTGTGCAATTTTCTTTTCTTCATTCATTTTTCATCTCTCCAATAAAAATTTTGTACCACAGATACAAACCACTGATAATGAATTAATTTCTGATCCGCCCAACCAATGGAATTTTCCACATTCTGGGCAAGTCGCAGAATATGCAGTACCAGCACAAGAGATTTTATCTATTTTAACTGTAGAAATTGAATCTTTGGTTTGTTTAGCAATTTTTATCTCTCTATCAAAATTCATTTTTCATCCCTTAATTGGCTTCTCATCAGTATAACAGCACCACCTGCTATATACTCCACCTACTCTCGGACTTTCAACCTAATTCTCCGCTAACATTATTAGCGGTAAATATTTTTCGGTGGAGTTTCGAATCTGGGATCAATTAATTACTTACCATCCGCAGCAAGATCAGCTTCCATCTTTTCAAGCTTCTTCCGCATATCGGCGATTTTCTTTTCAGCCTTTTCACGTTTGGCTTTTGCCTTTTCAGCCTTCACTGCTTCGCGTTTGGCTTTAGCAGCCTCCCTTTCAGCTTTTTTACCAGCACTCGCAAGAATCTTTTCAACTCTTGTTGCAAGTTTATTAATGCCATCTACAAGCTTTGAACGCTGACTTAAAGTTACTTTTGGTAAATCAGCCAGTTCCCCCAAATTACCAGCTACATTACGAATGTCACTGACAATCACTGGAACTTTTGTAGTTTCTGTTGGTGTTGGCTTATCAGCCTTTACTTCTGTCTTCTTTGAATTCTTTTTCGCCATCTTAGGCCTCCTACATTTACATTAAACAATAAATCGATTTATTAATTACCGAACTTATGTAAAGTATAACATATAAATAATATTTTGCAAGTAAAAAATAGTAATTTTATAAATATTTTTTATTAATATAAACCCTTATAAATACTATAGTTACAAGGAGTCCCAGTTGGCTCTATATGAGTTTTAAGGGTATAATAACACCTAAATTAGCTTTTAGGCCCATATACGGCCGGCAGCGGAGTCACTTTTAGGCGGTTTTTGAATTAACGTATTTTACCAGCTAAAAATTTCCCGTTATTAGTTTTTATCATTTCATCTCCTGCTGCTTCGCTCCAATTATTTGGACTTATACCTAAACCGGTTAAAATTGGCACACGATATTTAACGTTTGTATTTTCCAAAGTATCACAAATAAATTCATGTAACTTTGGATCATATAAAACTTCAATAGGAACTTGATTTAATAATTCATCATGAACATTAGCACTTAATCTAATACCCCATTTACGAGAATCAGAATTATAACGAGGAGAAATAGCTACCATTCTTTCTTTCATAATATCGGCAGCATCACTTTGAATTAAAGAATTAAAAGCTTTATAACTTGCTCTTCCTGGAAGATATCTCCTTCTGCCGTGTATATTAAAAATAAAGCCCCTAACAGATGCTACATCTATAGCACGTTGCGAAGTGTCTTTTATTTCTGGCATTTTATTATGATAAGCTTTATAGGATTCTTCTGCGTGTTTCTTACATAATTCATTAAATTTTTTAACTCTCAAACTTGGATCTAATAAACCATCTTCAATCAACTTATTAACTTTTTCTCCCATTATCTCAATAATATGTTCATTAGAAGTTAACGATTTAGTAACGAGTTTTTTACCGGCTCCATACGCCATTCCAAAATTTAATTGTTTAGCTGGTTTCCTTATTATTTGTAGTAAATCTGCTACCCATTGATGATAATCAGTAGCTGGATTTTCATTATAAGCTTTTATAGCAGCTTGAATTTTAGCATAATGAACTATTAATCTATATTCAATTTGTGAATAATCATTTGATACAAATCCCATATTTTCATCTGGATGTATAAGTTTTTTAGATCTATCATTTTGTTGCTGAGAATTGGGTTTACTACAAGATAATCTTCCAGTTCTTATTGATTGATTATAATTGGGGTGCATGACCCCATTAACATTTAATTTTAAAAAAGTATCTAAAAATAAACTTTTAAATTGCTGTTCTGTTCTATATTCAGAAATTAAATTAACAACTTCTTTTATTTTATAATTGCTTGTGACTAAAGGATGAACTTTATATAAAGCCATTGCATCTTTATCAAAAGATGGTCTCCCAGTATCATACCATTTTCCATCCTTCTTTTCTCTAATTGTTGATAAAATTGGTAGTTCAAATTGATTTACAAAAATATCATATATACAATTATTTGAATTTGTAAATTCTCTGCCTGTTAGTTCAGCTATTTTTGTAGTATTTCTTATCATTATTTTTAATGATTTTGCTGTTTCTATTTTGCATTCTGTTTCATCTATTCTTATCCCTTCTTTTTCCATATCAAATAGAATTGAAGTCATTTTTATTTCTGTTTCTATTAATTTCTTAACAGCTTCAGATTGTTTTCCAGTAGTTTCTTCAATTCTTGCTTGCATTTTCTTTTGTAAAAAACGATATAATTTTCTATTCATTCTAACATCATCGCAAGCATATTCACCAAGAAGATCAATCGGAACATCAGCATAAGATTTTGATTTTATACTATCTAAATAAGATTTTATTTTATCTGTACTACCAGTGTCATAATCTAACCAATCTTTACAAATAGGTTTCAAACCATAAGAAAATCTATCACTATAATATAATTTACTTAAAGTTAAAGTATCAACTAATCTACAGTTGAAAGTAACATTGTCTCCAATATCAAACATTAAAGCATCAAATTTTACATTATGATTAGGCCAATCTTTACAAGATTGTAAATAATCACTTGCCCAATTCATAACATTTTTTATAGGTAGATTATTAGAATTAGGAGCTGTATGACGAATAGGGACATACCAATAATTTTCCTCATCATCAAATGTTACACTTATTCCACATATACGATCACCCTTCCAAGGATACAACCCACCTAAATCTTTATCATCAAATATTCTCTTAGTTTCTACATCACAAAATATCTCTTTTTTATTTCGTAGATTTGGTAATTCTGATAAAGATTCAATTATATGAAAATTATTTCTAAGATTTATCATTTATTTAACCAGTTTGAAATTAATTCATTATTTAAATCTTCTTCTATTTGTTTTTTAGTCCAATGAGGTAATGATCCATCTAACATAGCTTTAGCATTATTCGGTTCTTCTGACCAATGTTCAGCTAATATTTCATAAGCTACAACATCTATAACCCCAGAATCTATAATTATATTAGCACAATTAACACAACTACTAAAAGTAGTTAAAAGAATAGTTTTTCCACGGTGGCCATTTCTTTTACATTTCTTAAGATATTTCATTATGGCTCTTGGCTCTGCATGACTACAACCACAAGCTCCTTTTATATTCTTGCATTTATTATGTTTTCCACTTGGGCCATTTATAGCAGTAAAATGAGTGATTAACTGTTCTTTTTTATCTATTTCTAATATAGCACAACCGACAGCTTTTCTTTTACAAATTTGATTTTGTTCCGCTTCTTTTTTTATGCTTTCAAAAGATTTTAGTATAGCTTGTTTTGCTATTGTTTCTATTAAAGCATCTTCATTTTTTATACCTAAATAGGCTCTTTGTAATTGTAATTTGTTTTCTTTTTCCATTTTAATTCTCCGTTTAATTCTTTATTAATTTAACTATTTAAATTTTCAAATCTTGACGTCTTTGTAACCAATCAGTTATTAATTCATCTATATCATCATCATTGACAAAATTAGGTTCTTTATAATTAAAAGTTGAATTTGGTAAAATATTAAAAGCATAATCTGAATCCATTCCACCTTTAGTGTTGAATTTTTTAAAGAAATTATTTCCTCGGCACATTAAATCTATAGATAAAATATTCCCACGTTCATCATGTTCTAATCTTTCCCTGTATCTATTTTCATCTTCAGCATAAAGAACAACAATTAAACCGCCTATACTTCTAATCCAACTATTTATAATTTGTAAATGATCTTTAGAAATTTTATCTTGATGATAAGCTAAACCCCCAAGATGAAATCTATCTTGAACAGCACAATGATTAATCATTTTTTTATAATCTAAGAAAAAATCAAATAATTGTTCATTAGGTCTTGTCATCCAACTATAAACTACTGGAAAACCTAATTTACTTACTTTACGAACAATTTTTTTAGCTAATACAGTTTTTCCAAGACAATCACCACCTTCTATCACTAACATTTTATTCTCCTAAAATTGCTTCTCTTTTGTTAATCTTTTTAAACCTACTTCTAATACCTTTTCAAAATTTGGTGGTTTAAAATTTTCACCTTTATTTCTAAGTCTTAAATTAGTTTTTAAATTCCTTGCGGATTTAGTATTATTTGAACTACATATTTCCATCTCTATTTCTTTTGCTGGTAGTCTATAAGTAACAAAAGTACCTAAAACAACATATAATAAATCACCGAGACCATCACAAACTTTAAATAGTTCCCCGTTATTTATTGGTTCCATAGTTTCAGCAAGTTCTTCGCTTATTAAATGGAATCTATAAAAAGACTCATTTTCCTTCCCTCTAAATTTCCAATATTTTATACAAAATTTTGAAATTAATAAAGTTAATTTGCATAAAAATTTCATAATAAATTTATCCAACCCTTTATTAGCAATTAGAGGCAGACTGCAAGGAAATTGATGTTTTCTATGAAATTCATAAATTGATTTTTGTGTTTCTATCATAATTAAAACTCCGAACTTTCATCTATATTATCTATACTTTCTATATCATTGTTTTTATTTTCTAAAATATTTTTTAGCAGTTTAATAAAACTGCTACTTTTTTCATAAGAAAATCTATCCTTTTTAAATAATGCTCTTTCACGAACTAATAGAGATAATAGCTCCATTGCCTTATCTTGCCCTATTTCACACCAAACTCTTAAATCATTAGCATCAATGGTTTCATTATGTAATAATTGTTCATATAAATCCCAACGATGTTTACTTTCTTTTAATGCCTTTCTAACTGCATTTTCGTCTCTTATTGTAGCTATGAAACTTTCAGTAATTGAAAAATTTTTATAACCACAATGATCAGTAGAATATATCTTCATTAAAAATTTGTATATAAATTCTACGTGACATTTTCTGATAAATCTTATTTTACCGTTATTCTTATTACTAAAAGTTCTACAAGCTAAAGAAATTGCAAGTCTGGCTAATTTATGTCTCATAGTACCTTTATCACATAATGGTAAAGTTTCAGAAAATTCAGAACATAATTTGTTAGACAGTTTTAAACATAATTTTTCAGCCCCTTCTTCAAATTCTATATCTTCAGGTTTACAAGTCCAAGCCCATAATATTAATTTTTTGCATACTTCTGAAGAATATTTAGGATTTTGAATTTGATTATCAGTTATTAATTGGTTTATAATTTTTGTGTTTATTTCCTGTTTTGAAACTATAAGTGCAAAATCAAATCTTCTAATATCTTCTAAATTTCCCATTAATTCTTTTATAGTTTCTATCCCAAAAGTATAAGAATCTATAGATTTATCTGTTCTCGGGTTAGAAATCATAATAAGTCTTGTTCTTGCATGAGCTTTTCTACGCTCAATACCAACAATTTCAGCTAAACCTGATGATCTCATATCAGTTAAAGTCCCGAGTATTTCAGGGCTTGCACCTTTTATTTCTTCCATTATAACTAATTGTTTATCATGTATAGGAACTATACCCCAAGTTACAAACCATTTAGTTCCTCCCATCTGTTGCAATCCCCCAAGTAGACCGGCCTTAGTTGCATTTTTA